GTATCACCCGACGCAGAAAAAAACGAAGGCGTGTTATTAATGAGTTCAACTGTTTCCCACTTGGTTGGCTGCAGACCGTATTCAAAGTCTGTATCCATCATTGTCTGAGGTTCAGACACACGAAGTTTGGAAACTGGGTCAAGCAGCGTAGCGTTAGGGTAAATTGTTACTTGCCCTGAAGATGTAGATGAACTACCGCCTAAAAATCCTGGCATTAGTTTGTACCTTCCTTATTCATACTATGCACCTAACCACCATGAAGTTGAAATTGCTAACGTTCCTACTGTTCCTTGTGGACCTGTAGGTCCTGCGTTACCTGAAGCAACTTCTACCCACGCACCCTGAAAGAATACATAGGTTTTTGCGGTTTGTGTGTTAAACCAACCATCTCCTGCAAGTGCAGATGAAGTACTTGGTGCAGTTGGTCCTGTTGCTGTAAATCTACCAACAGGTCCTGTATATCCAGTAGGTCCTGTGTAACCAGTAGGTCCTGTAACTGTGCTTTGAGCACCAGTCGGTCCAGTAGGTCCTTGTGGACCTGTAGGGCCTGTCTCACCTTTCTTATCGTAAATAGCAAGAAGACCAATTTGTGCAGCATCGTTTGTGCTTTGATAAACAATATTTGCGGGAGCATCTAATGGAACAACATAAGTAATAGTTGTATTTGCAGAGGCAGAATACTTACCAGCAACAGGGTCGTTGTTTGTTGTTCCAGGAACTGTTGCTGTATTACCTTGTGTTAAACGCAATGCAAGTGGGTCGTTAATATTTAAACCGCTTACATCAAAGTAGTAAGTCTCACCACGTACTAGAGTAAGTGTTGGAGTACTTCCAGCAATTCCTGTGATTGTGTATGCAGTATTTCCGCCGTTGTTTACAACAACAAAAGTTGTTCCATTACGAGGTCCTTGTGCACCAGTAGGACCTGTATAACCAGTAGGTCCTGTTGGTCCAGTTGCTCCAGTATCACCAGTAAACTGACCTGCATCTACCCAAGCAGAACCTGACCAAATATAAATATGACTATTAGCAGTAACAATATAAGCATCACCAGCAACGTTTCCTGATGCAGGAAGATTTCCCGTAGCAGCAACAGCACCTTTAACAGTAATAGAAGTACCTTGTGGACCTGTGTAACCTGTTGGCCCAGTAGGGCCTGTAACTGTGGAAGCAGCACCAGTGGCTCCTGTAGGTCCTGTTGGACCAGTAACGGTAGAGGCAGCACCAGTTGGACCAGTAACGGTAGAGGCAGCACCAGTTGGACCAGTAGGTCCTTGTGAACCCGTAGGTCCAGTTACGGTACTTGCTGCACCTGTTGCACCTGTGGCTCCTTGTAATCCTTGTGCACCTGTTGGTCCCTTAATGTTTCCAACATTTTGCCACGCAGTTCCATTCCAAACAGCAAGGTCACCGTTTCCAAGAAGGTAAGAATCACCTAATGCACCTGTTGGTTTGGCTATTTGAAGTGTTGCTAAATCTGCGTATTGACCTTTAATAGTTGTTGCTGCACCCGCAGCACCTGTAGGACCAGTCGGTCCTGTATATCCTGTTGGTCCAGTAACTGTAGAAGCAGCACCCGTAGGACCTGTATATCCTGTTGGTCCAGTAACCGTGCTTGCAGCACCTGTGTAACCTGTTGGACCAGTAACGCCTTGTGCACCTGTATAACCAGTAGGACCTGTATAACCTGTTGGACCAGTTACTCCTTGTGGACCTGTTGGACCTGTGTAACCAGTTGGTCCAATATCTCCTGTCGGACCTACTTGTCCTTGTGCACCAACTTGACCAGTAGGTCCTGTTGGACCTGTACCACCAATAAAACCTGCAGCACCAGTAGGTCCTGTAGGTCCTGTTGCTCCCGTTACTGATGGACCTGTATACCCTGTTGGTCCTGTGTAACCTGTCGGTCCTGTGTAACCAATACCATCAGCACCAGTAGCACCAGTTGGGCCTTGTGGACCTGAAAAACCGCGAGGACCTGTTGGTCCAGTTGAACCTGTTGAACCTGTTGAACCTGTTGCTCCAGTAGGACCTGTTGCTCCAGTAGCAGAAGCACTACCTGCTGGACCTGTATAGCCAGTTGGTCCTGTGGGACCAGTAGAACCTGTAGGTCCTCTTTGTCCTGAAACGCCAGGAAGAAGTGAGGGGTCAATTTCAGGATACTTAGGGCTGTTTGGATTAATAGCCATTATGTAGTCACCTCACGCACTGTAAATAGTTTGCCAGCCTTGTATGTTTCAATGTGACCATCAGAGTCATAAACAAACTGAACGTCCCAATACATACGCTGTGCAAGTCTTCTTGTTTGGTCCTGTGTTAAATTCAAAGTAATAGTATGACTGGTAGAAGACGTTGATGTGACCGAAACTGTAAATGGAAGATGGCTTTGTTCTACTCCCGCTTTCCATCTGATGTTTGCAATAACGCCCTTAGTTGTGAGGTCACCCGTATACGGTAAGGAGTAGGTGAAAGCCACATCCTGATAAGCGGTAAGTTCCACAGAGTCATAAGGGTGCTCTGATGGTTTGTCTCCGTAAGTTGGTCGTTGGAGTTCAATTCGTTCTGGATATGAGTAATCGTCAACCTCCTGTGGTCGATATGCGGGTATGTAGTGATTTGTTGTTTTAGAGATACGTCGAAGAGTAAATACTTCAATACCAAACATACCAATACCAAGTAATACACAGAGTTCACGGTATTGCTCTTTACGTGCATTGAGCATGTCCATTAACTGACGGTAACGCTCTGCACGAGGAATCATGACTCCATCAGGAGCCGAAATATTAATATCAAATGAAGCATCAGTAGCAAGTGTATAAAGAGCGTGTGTTGTCGCTAAAATGGCTACTGGGTAAACCTCAACTGGAGGTAGGTTAGTAATTGTTTGTACTCTACCTAGTGAATCAGTGCGGTTATTTGAGTGCTGTAAAAAAGCAGCATCAACAAATTTTTGAATCTCTGGTGTTGTGAAATAGCGGAAATAATCTCCAGCCACAAGGATTTGAACACCATCAAGTGGCACGGTGTTGCTAACTAAAACTCCTGTTGCTTCTTCTATAGAACAAGCAGATGATACATCTACTCCATCAAAACTTACATACAGAGTGTCTGCATTTACAGGAGCGTAATGAAGGGTGAATCTGTTTGTAGTTCCATCAGCCACAAATTGCATGACGAAGGACTTAGATATGTCACCAAGTTCTGACCGAACTAAATCGGTTAGATTGGCTACTGTGGTCACTTATCCTCCATGCTAAAAGTCTTTGTGCTAATACTCGCAAACTAAATGAATTTAGTACGCACAAAAGGGGTACGTCCCTCTGGGAGGAGGGCGGAAACCAGAGGGACGAACCGACTTATTGACGACTTAGTTTGGTCGCCAAATGTAACCTAGAGTTTCCAAGTAAGCAGCAAGTTCACGAGGTACTGAGTACTTAACTCCTGCTTTAAAGGAGTACACGTTTCCTACTCCGTAGGTCATTTCTTCAATATCAGTAATTGTACGAATAATTACTTTATCGTTTGAAAGTGATACGCCTACTTCTTGTATTTCATCTAGAACAAGTGGTTGGTCTGGTTTCTTTGGGTCGAATACATCTCGTTCCAAAGACTCTGTTTCTAACTGGTTAGCGATTGAAATTTCTTCTTTACGCTTACGGAGTTCTTCCGCATTAGCCTTTTGTGCTTTTTCCTTTGCAACGCCTGTTGCGTCTAAAGGACTAGTTGGTGTGTTTGCCACGATGTTTATTCTCCTTGTATTTGGGTTAAAGTTTAAAAATGTAAAGGGGCCTCAAAGAAGGGGTATGAGGCCCCTTTACAGGTACTACTAGTTTGTGTAGACCTTGCAAATTGCCTGGTCTGTGATTACGCCAAGACCCCAAATTGCGTACCATGCAAGAGCGTGTTCACGACCGAAGTCAAGAACTCCACCATCACGTAGTTCAACTGGAAGAGAGATAGCGTGACCAAATGCGTTGTCACCAATCATGATTGATTCGTAAACATCAGCACTGTTACCTGTTGCAGATGATAGGTAACCCTTTTCTGCTGTGTAATCAGCAGACTCTGGGTTTCCACCTGAACCTGGGGCTGTGTTAGCCTTTACAGGAACGTTCACCTGAGATGAAGGTGCACCGATATCGCCTGTGTTTGTGAATGTTCCTGATGCAGCCAACTTCTTAATCTGTGTTGTCTCAATGAACACTACGTCGTATAGACGACCGATTTCACCAAGCATGAAGTTTCCTGGAGCAGCGTACTTTGTAACTTCGATGAACTCTGGGTTCGAACGAATGTCACGTGACTGCTTAGGGTGGATGAACTGAACGTATGTCTCACCAAGGCGAGGGATGTTCTTTGATGCAAGTGTTAATGCTGCATCCTTGATAGAACCAGGTGTCAACTTGTGGTTTCCATCTAGGTCTGAAATTGCTGTTCCAACAGTTCCTTCAGCGTATGTGTTGAAGGTTGTTGATGATGATAGACCTGAGCGGTCATAACCAAATACTGCAGATGTTGCAGCACCTAGTGTGTTGCGAGCCTGTACATCTAGGTACTGTGCCATGTGGCGACCTAGAAGACGTGAAGCAGAAGCCATAACGTCATCAAATGATGCGTTAAGAAGTAGTTCAGAAACTGCTACTGCGTAGCCGTGCTCTGCAACTGTAATTGCAATCTGCTCTGCTGTAAGAGCGTTTGTTGTAAGACGTACACCTTCTGTAAGTGGTGATGGGTCTACAGCAAAGTTCTTGTAACGAAGGAAGTTCACACGAAGACCTGGTGCTACACCAAGTTCAGTCTTCTTAACTGCGAATTGTTCGAAACGAAGAATTGGCATTGCCTGGAAAAGGATTTCCTTTGACCAGATAGTTTGAATTGCATTGTTAAGCGTTGTATTAGTACCGCTGTATGCGGTAGGTGCTGCAGCCAACTGGCTGGAGCCTGTAATCGCTGATGGCATCTATTGCCACAACCTTTCTATAGTTGTTGTTGTTAGGTTAATTAAATTACCCGAACAGTCCTCGCCCACGATTACCTGCTGCTTCGCCAAGTAATTTGGCTCTTTGCTTCGCATAATCCGCCAATGACATATCCCGAATTGCTTCGGGTGAGTACGAACGTTGTTCCGAGTCGTTATCGAGAGGTCCTGATGCTGGAGCGGTAATACGTGCTCCTGCCATTTCTCTACGTGCACTGGTCATAGCCTGTGCTGCAGAGTCGAGAATACGAACAGACTTGTCTTTCAGATTAGCGATGCTCTGTTCAATTTCATCGCTATTGTTTCCTTCAATCAAATCAATGAGTTCAGGAATGATGTTATCTCGTTCCTGTTCAAGGCGTTGTTGACGGTAATTATTTAGTTCCTGAAAATTTCGTTCTTGTTCAAGTAGTGCAAATGCACGTTCTCTTTCAAGACGTTCTGCTTCTAGTTGAGATTGAAATTCTTTTTCTTTCTTTTCCAAGAGAGAACGAACATCCATCTCATCTTCCAATTTTTTCTGTTCCTCTAGAACAGCCTGTTGACGAGAACGGTCTTCTTCCGCTGCACGGTCATCACGCTCCTTCTTCAGGTTTGCAAGTTCGTCTTTCAACTTTTCAAGTTGTGGATATAACTTTGCCTTCTCTTGTTCACGAGCACGAACAATGTCGTCTTGTGTAAAACCAAGAGTATTAGGCACAGTCTCCTCTAAACTTACAGATTCCATGATGGGAGCAGCAACAGTTGGAGTTGCTACATCAACTTCTACTTCAGTGTTTTCCATAGTGATTCACTATTCCGTTTCCTTTATCATTGTCCGAATACAGGTTTCCCTGCGTGTCCCGCTTTTAAAAGCCAATTTCACACGTTTTTAAAGTGTTTGTCTGGCTAAATCAGATATTTAATCTGAAATTCTAGTTATCTCTATCAACCGCTCTTCTTTGCGGAATTTTGGTTCCGTAAGCCTCTGTTACTAAACGATTGCGTAGTTCTGATTCCTGCATGTTTGCAGCCATTGCACCCTCTTGATTTGCAGGGTTTTCAATGTTTTCTGGAGTTGGAGCACCATCAACCTGGTCTCCTAATACATCGCCATCTCCAAGTACGGTTGGCTGTAGAGGTATAGCACCTTCTCCACCAGGACCTGGAATCATTCCTGTTAGGTCTTGGATTTCTTTCTGAATTTGGGTCTTTAATAAAGTCATTGCTCCATCAGACAAAGCGTCATCACGAAGTTCTGAACGAATCTCTTGTAACTTCTCTTCTGGGAACTCTTCTCCTAAAGTTCTTAATGCACCTTCTTTAGACTCAAGTCCCATGCCAAGTTTAGTTTGGATTTCGTTAAGAACAATCAGTTTATCTAGAGGCAGTGGTGATGGGAACTGAACATGGTTCTGATAAGTCAAAGGGTCATTAATATCTAACTTAACAAGTTGTTCTGGCTTAATAGGGCCGTCTTCATCTGGGTTGTATACAAAAGTTTCTGGTTCTTTGACCGCTAGGTTTAAAAGAATTAGTTCATTAATTTTTTCTATCCCGATACCGTATTGAGCCACTTTTTGTGAGTAACGGTTCATTAACGGTTGGAATTGAATAGAAAGAGCGACACCAGATGTATTTGAGATGGGCTGTACTTGTCCCAATGCAGTTTCTGGAATGTTCATCATTTCGTGCATAGAACGCTTTAGTAGTTCTAGGTATTTAAGTGCACCATCAATACCAGAGGCTCCGCCTTCAAGGTTAAACACTTGAGCATCTTTAGGTAAACCTCCCCAAACTTTCTTTGCACCTTTTTCTAAGTTAGATGCTTTAGCACCAACAATGACTGTCACAGGAGAAGCGTGATAGTTAATGATGTCTGCTACGTCTGTAGAGATTTCGTTGTAAGAACGATTGATAGTAATGATGTCGTGACAATCTGCAAGACCCCAAGGAGAACCAGCAACAGGAACGTTTGCAATATGCACAACTGGGATAACACCTAGTGGATTAGGACGAGAGTCAATGAGTTCGTCATTAATGTACTCTTCAATGATGTCGTCAGTAAGAATCTCTGTGTATGTAAATACTTGACGTGTACCTTCTAAAGAAGTTCCCCAAAAACGATACTTCTGTTTAAATCTAAGTAAGCGGTTTCTATCATGTGGATGAAACTCAGGAAAAGCAAAAGCAGAGTTCATAGGCAAAATACGAACACGACCTGAATGTAATCTTCCAATTGAATCAGTCCACGCTTCTTCGTAAGCAACCTTTACAAAACAGTCACCAGTAATTCCACCTTGCTGTGCCATTTCAAGCAGCACACGCATTTTATCGTTATCAACTTCCCAAACACGTTGTAGACGGTCGGGAACAATTGCTTCCGTTGCTTTGGGGGAACGGAAGTGAATCCCCTTACCAAATGTGAATCGTGCTAGATAATCATTAAATGCTCTGTAATAGTTAACTGCAATTTGTGCTTCGCCTTGTTCACGGCGATAACCCCAATGATGTCCAAGATACATTGCCCAGTTAAGTGAGTAACGATTTAGTCGAGGGCCATGAACTTCAAACTCTTCATCAGCAAGTTCTACAAGACCAAGAGGTGAAATAGAGATGGTTAAGTCAGATGACGCAGCCCTATAACTAGGAGGCGAGAAATCTACAAAACTCATGTATTTACCCTACTACTTCTTACGCTTGTCTTTGGATTTTTTAACAGATTTTTTTACGTTTTCTGTTTTTTCTTTACGTGTCTTATTAAATTGTTTTTCCTGTAATTTTTGTCGTTGCACAACTGGGTCGTTACTATCTATAAATTTTCCACCTGATTGAACGTATCTTTCGTGCACCCAGTGACTTGCAGCAGGGTTTGGGTACGTTGAGTACTTTGCCTTTGCTTGAGCAATTACCATCGCCCATAATTTTTCATTTGCAGGTTTCTGAGCCACGTGAATCCTTTACAGAATGCTTGTTCCCCCTAGGACAATCCTAGGGGGTTCAAGGGGTTATAACTTAATTAGTCGTTTACAACTGTTGCAGATTGACGCTGTGTGCGTCCACCTGAACGAGCAACAACTTCAACAATCTGCTCTGCGTAATCGGTGTATGAACCGTGTGAAAACTCAGACAAAAATGTTGGTGCTTCTACCCATGCTGCAGAACCAACGTGTGCACGTTCTGCCATGGTCTCCTGTGCTGACTTCTGCCATACAGGTGCGTTGCGGTTTGGACGACCTGGAGCAACTGCTGAACCTGATGCAATGCCCTTTTCAAAATCATTTGGTACATCTGTATCTGTTGCGATACCTTCTTCAAAACGAAGTGGACCACGACGTGTTGCGTTTCCTGATTCCTTCATTTCATAAACGTTTGTTCCCTTTTCTGGGAACATAGGATTTGGTGCTAGTGTCATTATGACTCCTTATAAGGTTAATAAATCGGAATGGCCTATTCCAGGTATGAGTTTGACGGATTTTTTAAAATAAAACCCGATTAACTCACTACTAATTTTTACTGTAAAAAGGGCTGCTTGTAAGGACAACCTCTGGCATAACTAGGTCTTTTGTAAGAGAACAGGCAATAGCCAAAGAGTCTACGTAGTCGTCATGGGCATAGGACTCATCAGGGGCAGCCACCATAAAGTTAGGGCCTTTGTACTGAACTTCCGCATCTACCATTTGTTGATAAAAACGCTTCCAGGTTCTTAAACGACGTGTTTTTGCATGAGCAGGATATCCAAGCATTTTTCTTTGGATAAGTGCTTGTAAATGTTTAAATCGTTGTGATTGTTCTGTAGGGCTAGATGTTATAGAAGCAACCTCTGCTCTTGGCAATAACAATCGCAAACGTTGGGCTACAGCATCTCCAACTCCATTAGCGTCAACACCAACAGCCAAGACATCATAGTTAGAAAGAAAAGCAACAATTTGGTAATACTGTTCTTCCCAATCATCGCCTTGAATTTCTAACCAATTTAAAACACGATGTTCAAAGTACCCAAACTCGTCTGGTCTATCCCAATCAACCCACACAACCGTAATTACTGTTGAGTCTAATTTACGAGCAGGGTCAATGCCAACCACAACTGGGGTTTGATGCCATACCTTCACTAGTTCTTGAGAAGTGTCTCCTAAATCATCCATTACTCCAGAGGTAACAAACATTCCTCGCTCAAGTAACCATTTGCAACAATACGACATTTGGAACTCATCTGAGTCCTCACCAATACGTAGCATTTCTTTCTTAATAAACTTTTGGTAGTTTTCATTGAACTTAGATACTTCTTTGTAATCCCATTGAAAATGATTTTGTCTTGCTGCACGTGTTGTTTGACGACGTTTGTTTAACTGAATGGCTCGATAAAAGTTGTTCTTACTAGTTGTTGGTGTGCCTGTTTTAACCATAGTTCCTGCGTAGTAAGCAAGCATTGGACTAATAGATTTAGATACTACAAAGTCATCTGCTTCTTGACACTCGTCAATAACAATCAAATGAAACGACTTAGATTCAATCTTTGCACGAGGGTTAGCAGTCATCATTGTGATTGTTGAACCAGATTTTTTAAGTTTAATCATTCTGGTAACTCCACCAATACGTGCAGCAGAGTCATCAATTTCAGGGTCACCAAGAATTTCTAATGCACGTTCAGAGGTAAGTCGCGTTACTGTACGACCAAATAATGTTTCAGCCTGTCCTTCAGTTGGTGCAAACAAACCAACCCACAATCCATCTTTAAACTTACCAAGCAAGTCAGGATACAACTTAGCAAGACGAGGTAATAAAATCATCAAAGTTGCTACAGTGTCTGCAACAGTTTCAGATTTACCTGACTGACGTGCTGCTAGTGCAGTTATCTCTTCACCATCATTAATAATTACAGACTCAATTACACGACGTGCTAATGGTTTTTGATACGGGTGTAAATCGTGACCAACAAGAACGACAAGAAAGTCCATGATTTTATCTATAAGTTTTTCAACAAACTGTTGAGAGAGTTCGTCTAAATCATCTTCAATTTCATTAGGTTGTTGTTCTTCATCGTCACTTGCGTAAAGTTCGGGGTTAATTTCCTCAAACTTTTCATCATCAAAATCTATAGTCATTTAAGTCCTTAAACAGAGAAGCCCACCGAAGTGGGCCACCCCGCGTTCTTCAAGGGAGAGAAGTGAAGACGAGATAAGTATAGCGGTAAAAGTCATCGACGTTTCAGTTCCTTAATAATTTCTAGTAAGGCTTCTGCTCCTAATTCTGAATCCATTAATAACTCTTTATTAGATGACCTTTGCCATCCTGTTATTTCTTTGCCAATAATATATAAAGCGTTTTCTGCCCAACTGACTAACTCAGGAGTGGGTAAGTTAGAGATACGCTTCTGTATCTTCGTCTGGGGCTGGTGTCCATCCTGCTTTTTCCGTAAAATCCTCATAAGTTACATCCCTCCGTTTTAAAGCCGAGTTTAGTGCATCTTCTTCGTTTTTAGACCCCTGCCATTTGCCTACAACTAAAATGTATTTAAAAGGGAGTCTGACCATAAGAGGTTCTCCAAAACGGTATGGAGCAGTGATTTCTTGGGTCCAACCCTTTGTCTGTATTTTTTTATTCCAAATCAAAGGTTGACGAATGATTTGTACAAAATGCTGTGTTCCGATGTCGTAGACCTTTGGCATTGTTTACCGTTTCTTTTTGTTGCCTTTGCTGGATTTTAATGCTGTTGTTTTTTGTTTGTTTGCTTTTGACATGGGTATTAACCCTTGCTTTTGTTTGTCACGACCTACCTTGCCACCAGTTTTAGTAGCACGGTTGTCATACTCAAAAAAGATTTGGTTAGTACGAGCAATACGATACAGGGTTTCACGAGCATAAGTAGGAACGCTGCCCATATCTGCAAGGCCGTGTGGGTGGCTATTTAAGTAACGAAGTATAAAACGACCCTTAGAATAAGCAGCCTTAAAGGAAGACCATAGGCTTGGCTTAACATCATGGTAATTATAAAAAGTACCATCACGAAACACTACGGTTAAAACTTCTCGTTTTCTATCATACCCAGCAGCAACTGTGCGAGGTCTCTTGTAATTCATTGTTGAGGTTGGAATAATGCTTAATGGTGCTGGTCCATCGGAGTAATCACGAGGGTCATCAGCAAAGTTTGTTCCAGCAGGTCCCTTAGATAAATCATAAGGGTCGTAATAATTTCCAGCCTTTTCATAATCTTGAAGGCCTTCAGATAAATCATCTTCTACATCTTCATAGTCATCATGATAAATAGCCATGGCATCAAAGTATTCTGAGCCAGGTGCAATAGGGAGTGCTCCTGGTAAAGAGTTAAGAACATTAACTCTTGAATCCAGGAGACTCCCCATGCCTTGAACTTCTT